GGCATCTCTTATGCTTTTAGATATATCATCAAGTCCTGCCTTAACTTCGCTTGTCGTCGCCATGGTTCCTCCTTACTCCACCCAAAAAATAAAATCAATCGCCCGTTCAACCAGGGCGGGCATAATGTCAGTGGATATTATTCTAATCATTTTACGGCTCCGTGAATGTTATTGGATTTGAATCATTCATATCAACAACGGCACCAGCAGGAATAGTTGTACTGGGTATTTCAATATCACCGCCACCTCCTGTTGCTGTCACAGAACAGGTATAGATTGTTGTTCCACCGGAAGTCTTAAAAACACCCTTCGCAACAACACCACCAGTTGCACTTGAGTCTTGCGTCATATCAGAATATGTCCCAACTTTCGCAGAAACGGACGCAAATGCAGTACCTCCACTTGATCCAAGACCGAGCGTTGCAACCTCAACATCACCTGACGTCTGAAGCTCAAGAGAGCCACCAGAAAGTTGTTGTCCCATTGCCGTTATTCTTGTATTTCCGTATGTTGTAGCAAAACTTACCGCCATGACATACCTCCATTATTCATATAAATTACTATAATCTTCTGGTAAAATTTCTTTAAACATCGTAAACCGCTTCGCAAAATCAACGCTTAACAAACGAGCTTCTTCGTCAGCGAAAATTCCTTCCCATAATTGATAATTATTCATATCATGCATGACCTTGTATACCATGGCAGTCGCTTTCGCAATCACGGCTTCATCTCCATATATTAACAACCAATCATCATTGGCACCAGCAGGACAATCAACGAATTGGAAATATGTCATAATAGCAGTACGCACTTCATTCGGCTCTGGATAAAAAACAATTGTATTGTTTATTATCTCATACGAAGTAGGATATTCGACAGTCTGAATATTATCACCAGGCCAGTACTTCTCTTGAGCATGACCAAGAGCAACAGGCGCAAGAGGCTTGCTTTTCCCGAGATCATCGCCGTCATCATTTGTCAGTTGCCACTGAACTGCTACAATCTCTTTAAATCCATCAGGAAGGGTATAAGCCTGGTTATAACGTCCCGTATAACCAACGGCAGTTACGAATTCAGTCCACGTTATCATGAAACCCAGGTTATGATCCTTTTGTATTCTTTTGTGTGCATTGGGAATAACCGTATCAGTAAGCATATCGGTCATATTGGCAGGGGGAGGCGTGTTCCCCCATACGTTTAACTGCACCTGTGCTAATATTTCATTGAATGTCATTTTTGTGCCTTGCTATCCAATCGTATTTTTCGTGCTCCGTTCGCACGGTTAACTTGCTCTTCATGCTTCTTGTCAAGGTCTTTCGTCAGATCATCAAGAATTTCAGAAACAGCACTGCCTTCATCATCAAGCGGTTCATCATCCCTAATTAATCGAGCCATGAAGCGCATCTTTTTGACTGGTCTTGTCTGCTTTGTTTTATCGTCATAAACATGATGCGTAAGAACAGCATCGTTCATCGCATTATAGATACTCTCTGGAATGGCTATCTTGGCCCCATCCTTCATTTTCCAATCGACACCACGTTCATCAGGAATTATAATATCTTCTCCCTGTCTTTCAAGGTTATGAACCTGAACACGGACAAGATTCTGTTTTCTGATCTCTGGTTTTGTCATTGTTGACTCCTTAAAGTAAAATAGCGGGGGCATAATAACCCCCGCATTTTTTGTTTTCACTGCATGGATTCTACCACCATGCCTCGTATACAATAGGTTCAGCACTTGCATTGATATCAGAATCAGTGCCAATGTAAAACCCTCTTATGGTATTAACCGTACCAACCGTAATACCACCAGTTGTAACATAACTACCAGTCCCAGCAGCGATACGTTTAAATCCTGCACCAGCAGCCATGGATTCGTTCCACTCAAGCTGGTCACCAGAAGTTGTGTTAAAAAGCTTTACGCCCTTTGGGATACCGCCGCACGAAATGGAAATTTGTGCGCCAGTTCCGGTTGTAACACCCGTTACTCTTTTAGCGTCCATACAAACCTCCTTATGCGCTTACCCCACATTCATAACGATACATATTGAGATCGTCAAGAATGAGGCAACCTGTTTTAGCTTTCCACGCCGATGTACACTCTTGCTCAAGAGGATCATCGCCATGCCCAAATGCGTGAATAATATTCTTCAACGCATGACCTTGAAGCGGAGTAATGCCGTATGCGTCCTGACCAAAAATCAAGATACTGTAAACATCACAAGCCGTATTTGCGGTTGTATAAGACAGGGTGTTAGTAACGGCTGTACCACCGCTATCAGCCCAATACTTCGCCTTAGTAGACGAAATAAATCTCATATCAACGGCAGGTAAAGCGCCTACTTCACCATACATCGCAGAGGCCCCACCATCAGGATAATTCTGAATAGGAACCCACCCGGTAAGCTGCTCAAGGTCGTTAATAACCATTGGGTGTGTTATGCAATAAAATGAAGGTGCAATAGGTAATGACGCAACCTTAGTTGAGCCATAGGTGGGCTGCTTCCTCCAATGCTTTACGTTCCGTCCAAGAAGCGTTCGCTTAATAATCCTGAGATCGGCAACGGAAACTTTGGCAGTAATATCTGATCTGCCAGCGACGCTTCCAGCCCTGAGTACAGAAGTCCCGGCAACAAGCACATCACGGTAAACCTCGTCAAGAGATTCACCAGCCCATTCTCCAAGAAGCTTTGCAACTTCTGAAAGAACCGGGTCCTCAACGGTAAGATCAACATCATCTGATATTGATATATAATCACCGTATGTATACATTTGTCCGGTTACTTCGGTCGTACTGAGAGCTTGACCGGAAGGACGTACACCCTCAGCAACTGGTGCAGTTGCGGGAGTCATGCTATTATACTTTCTGAACTTCGGTTGCTGACCACTTTTTGTAGGGATCGGCTTTTGTTGTCCGAATAAAGCATGCGCAAGATACGGAAGAGCCCTACTGAGAAGCACCCTGTTATAAAACGTATTAACAACAGGGGCCACCTGAGTAGTTGTATTAATCATAGTCACTCCTCAGAGCGACTTAGACTTGACGGTTTAATACCTCTTGAAGTTTTGCTTCAACATCTTCTTCGGAAGCATTATCCCAATCCTTTTTATTTGGATCAGGCTTCGATTTTTTTGCCCTGGTAAATGAAGGTTTAACTTTTTCCACGTTGCTCTTAACCCTTCTCGTCACGTCCGATGTCGCTCGTTTTGTCATTTCATTAATGTAATCGGGGTGACTTTTTCCAATTTGATAGATTCTCATTGCGGGGTTTGACGAATCAGCAACATCATTCATGAGAGATTGGTCTTGACTTGCCAGTTGAAAGAAGAACGCTTTAACCTGTTCATAATCAGCATTGTTGCTCCTGACAATCTCTTCCTGCATGTCTATTTCACGTGCCCTCTGAGATTGTCTTAACTCTGCCTGACTCTCATCGTTAATACGAGCAATGTCCTTTTTGGTTATCGGCTCATCATCATCAAGCTCATCAATATACCGTTTTTGCTGTGACTGTTGCTGCGGTTGTTCCTTATACGCAAGCCCCTGAAGGAAATTGTTTTGGCTTTTTAACTGAGCAATTTCATTACGTGCCTGACGCAATGCCTCTGCCTGATTCTCGCCTACTGAACGTTGAGGCTCTTCGCCATCTGATTCTTCCTCAATTCCCTCTTGATCATCTACCTCCTCTTCAATGTCAACCTCGTTCTCGTCAAGGTCGGACGTGTCCTCGACTTGTTCATTAACGTCCATTCGTTCTTCATCTACATTTGGCATTTATCTGCTCCTTTGTTGATGTTATGATATCTCAATGTGCTTAACACACATTCCAGATCGCTTCATCATAATACATAATATAAAAAGCCATGCCGTTTCTATCATAAAAATATTCAACAGCATCTTCGTTAGACCATCCTCTCATTGCGCTGTCAAGATATTTTCCAAAACCAAAACATGGCATCGAAACCATAACTATAACCAAAATTGAAAAGATCGTTTTCATGACTTTAATATACCTTTTTTCTTTTATGGCGTCAAGAACTCAATACCTTATCCGTCAATTCCTCGTTCCCGGCCATCCCTGCAATTGCCTTCAAAAGCTCAATTTTATTCTTCATGTCCTCAGACTGCATCTTCATTGCACGTTCTTCTTCAATCATCGACTGCTGCGCCTGGGCTTTTTGCTGTATTGACTGTATAATCCTGTCTTTCAGCGACTTTGGAATATCTGATAATTCAACAATCATTTCTATAGGAACATCGGCACCTCCCTGAATTAGCGACATGAGTGTTGACAATGCTGCTATGCGGTAGGTTGGAGAAGACGCCGATTCGTCAATATGGCAATCATACGTTGCGTTCTCCTTAACCGATTCCCATGCTGACCAAAATGCCGCCTCGTCTTCTTCAAGCTGCGCCATCTCTATTTTGATTGCCTGATACTCTTGATAAAACTGTGTCTGGTCCTGTTGTGTCTGAGGCACAAATTGTTCAAGCTGCCGTATCCTATTTTGGAAATCAACTTTCTTTTGTTCGTATGGAAGGTCAGCGCCAAGAACTCTTCGTATTTTGTCCTGATCAAAGTTCTTGGTTAAAAGCTCAATCATGATCATTCCGACAAGTGTTTTTGATAACGAAAAATTATCAAAAAGCTCCTGAACCTGGGCAATACCCTGTTTTGCCCTGAGTTGCGATAACCCAAGCGGAGCGCCTTTCTCCTGCATCATGCCGACAACATCAGGATTAACACCAACAGTAAACGAATCGTTCGATGTCATTTGTTCAAGAGCAATTATAGACTGAGGAACTTCCTGTGGCATTATTGGAACTGGTGGCTTTGCACCACGCTGGACATAAATAAGCTTGCCAGCACCGCCAGATTTAATTAAATCATTTGGATTCTTAACACTTTGCTCTTCGGCAAAGAACCCGGAATGAACGGACTTCGCAATAACGGCAGCAGCCTGAGACCTTCTTTTGTTTTTCTCAATATTGATATCTTTCAGGGATTGAACTTCTCCTTGAAGCTTAATATGCCATTCTGAAAATGACTGCTCATAATATCCCCATGCTGGAACAAAAGGATACATGGAGAGATTAAATGGATTCTCCCCATCATAAACAACAACCTGGTCTTCAACAATAATTTGAAGCTTGATAGACTCAACTTCTTTATTGACAATATCGATTCCGGACTCACTTAATATAGCTTCTTCGTCCGCATTGCCTTCAAATAATTCAAAATCACCATCTTCATTTATCAAAAATTTTCGTGTCTCATAGTCACGATACCAATATTCAGTAACCAATAAACCAGTCTCTTTTTTGTTCGTTGCCGTTGGGTCTTGATAATTATTGTTTTTTCTATTACCCGGTTCAAGCCTGTCAATCTGTTCGGCATAATCAGAAAACCGATATTTAAGATCATCTTTATCTACCCTACAGTAATACATGATGTATCTACAATCTGACAGATCAGGTTCTTTCGATTGAGGATCCCACACAATGTCAAACAGATTACCCTGTTTAACCTTAATATCTCCATTCACGGAATCTTTGGAATAATCCATGTACACAATCCACCATCCAAGACCAGCGATAATTTCATCCTTAAATACATTCGACCCGACATACTTATGAATTGAAACACCAAACACCCATTTAATCAACCGTGAAAGAACTTCTGCAACACGATCATCAGTATACTCAATTGGCCTGACAATAATATCCGTTTTATTCTGTCGCTCATAACCACTCAGCGAATTAACATTTGATTTAATCATATTTATGACCAGGGCAGGGAGACCTCGTTTACGCAGTGCCTCTTTAACACCGGGCTCGTACTGCTCAGATTTATAGAACAGATAAGATGTCCTGGCATTTTCAAAAAATAAATCAAGGTCAGTAAACGCATCCTTCCGCCTATCAACGATATTATTTATGATCTTCTTTTCTTTCTGTTCCGTTTCTACTGACATAATTTTTATCCTCAAATTATAATAATAACCAATCGTATGCTTCTTCTTCTGTCATATCTTTGTCAAGTTCAAGCGGGTCTTGCACATATTTCTCCTTTGGTCGGTCTCCAATAGATATATCAGGGAAAACAACATCTAACTTCGGAGACAACATCCACGCATGAGCAGACAACATATCATCATGTTTAGAAGAAGGCCAGTCGTAGAATTCTTCATCAAAAAAAACATCGACAAGATTAATGGTATTACCGTCAACATCCTCATACCATATCCCGTTTTCCGGCCACCATATTTTCCCTTGCTTATAATATGGGATAAGCTGCGGTATTCGTTCATCTTGATTAAGCCCCCTCAATTCAACGATCTCAAGAAAAAGCCCTTCGTCTCTTTGCTGAAGATCCATGAACTGTGCATCGGTCATCATTCCGTATTGCTCATACCCGATACGCTTTATTCCCCATCTCTGCGAAAGATTACGTAATGCGGTCCATTTTTGTAAAAGATCGAGTTTATCACGCACACCATCAAGCATATACCAATTACGCAACGCATCAACAGCAAAGGCCCACATAACAGTATAGTCTGTCCTCTCTTGCCGTCCAGCAACATGTCCCCTCTTGAACTTCGCCGAATCAACAACAATATAATAATTAAGATGTCCATTCGGCAATTTATCATACAATCTTTTATATGATTCCCTGAAATTCGATAATTTACCATGCATTGGTTTTTGAAGCATTTGACAATAGAATATATCTTCTCCCTGCTCAAGAAATTTTGCATCAAGCTCTGATTCAGTCATATATATTGGAGTTCCACCCCTTTTTGCATTTCCATATTCATCAACTTCCGCAGGATATATTCGTGATGTCCATCTTCCATTCTCAAGAATGCGGCTATACGGATCATTATATTTATAACGAGTTGCTATAACACGCTTAATCCCTCCACGGGCACCAAGATTATCAGAGTGTTTAAATACTTCCTCCGCTTTTCGTATGTTCTCTGGATTGGCAACAGTCTGCGGGTCAACAATATCATCATAGATGCGCTCGGTATAATGCCTTCCAACCGGCATTTTATCAATAAGACCATATCCTTCAAAAGTACATTCAGTGTATGCGCCTTTTCTTTTGATATTTAACCCATCACGCTCAGACCATTTATTACTTTCTTTTTTTGGGTTCATATACAATTGATCAGGATAACACATCCGTACCAGGTCATTAGACTCAAGAGTTACTTTGACCCTTCTCAAAAGCGCTTTACTAAGATTGGAGTTGAAACAAAAAAAGACACATCTGTTCTCAGGATTACGTATAGCTCTCCATATCGGCAACGCATAGCTACCAACAGTGCTATTGTGGGTTACCGCAAGATGTTTTCCAACAAGATATGTCCCATCTCCATCAACCTGAATACAGGAAACAGGGACGCTTGCAACTTTTTTAATATCAACTATAAATCTTCTGGCAACCCTTTCTCCGTTTTTACATTTTTCAATTTTTCTTTTTATGGTAAAAGGACAATTTTTTTTATACGCCTGAAACGAAATATTATAAAAAGTATATTTTTCATTTAAACCTTTTTTATTTACATGTTTTCTTTTTCTTGGTTTTAAACCAAGAGAAACACAAAGATCAAAAACACAATCAATTAATTTTTCTGAAATATTCGTGAAAGTAGCCGTTCCCCTGCTGTCAACAGTCCCATCAGTGTCCATAAGCCCACGAAGTAATTCGAGCCTATCATCAAAACTTGAAAATAAATAATCTTTAGGAATATGCTTATTTTTTAACAAATTGTATTT